AACGCGGATGGCGATATCGTCGTCCCGATCGATCTGCGCGCATGGGGAATTTGGTTGAAGGGCGCCTTCGGCGATCCGATCACAACCGGCACCGGCCCGTATTCGCATGAATTCCGATCCGGCAGTTGGACGCTTCCATCCATGTCGATCGAGACCGGCAACCCGGAAGTTCCCAGCTTCCGCATGGTCGCCGGCTGTGTCGTCAATACGATCTCCTGGCAGATGCAGCGTTCGGGGCTGCTTACCGCCACGGTGGGTCTAATCGCGCAGGGGGAAACGCCGGCTGGCGCCAGTGTTGCGGGCGCGCTTACCGATATCGATCTTGTTCGCTTCGGCCAATTCAACGGCGCGATCGAACGCGGCGGCGTGCCCTTGGGTAACATTGTTTCCGCGCAGATTACTTATTCGAACAATCTCGATCGGATCGAGACGATCCGCAACGATGGCAAGATCGAAGGCGCCGATCCGACGATCGCGGCACTTAGCGGATCGATCGATGTTCGGTTCGCTGATCAGGTGCTTCTGGATCAGGCGATCGATGGCGAGCCCGCGGAACTGAAGTTCAGCTTCGTTCGATCGGCCAGCGAATCCTTCGAGCTGGTCGCGCATGCGGTCTACCTGCCGAAACCGCGCCTGCCGATTCAGGGGCCGGCCGGAATACAGGCAACGTTTGAATGGCAGGCCGCGCGCGATTCCGTGCTCGGCCGCATGTGTACCGCAACGCTGATCAACGATCAGCCCGATTACAACAACCCGTCCTGATGGGGGCTTCAAATGATACGGCTTGATCTAAGCTCGGGGCCTCGCTGGCTCGATCTTGGGCATGGGGTTCGCGTGGAGGGGCTCCCGCTTACGACGGCAATTATGATCTCCGCTCGGAACGATCCTGCGGTTCGCGATCTGCCCGCAGATGCCCGCGAAGAGGAACGCGCGCTGGCGTTTTCGAAGGTTGTCGGCCGCCGTGTAATCATTCAATGGGAAGGCGTCGGCGATGCGGAGGGCAATCCCCTCGAACCTACCCCCGAAGGGATCGATGCGCTGATGGAATGCTATCCGATCTTCGAAGCCTTCCAACTTCGCTATATCGCCAAGGGCATCGCTCTGGACCTCGAAAAAAACGCATCCGCGCCCTTGCCGAATGGCACTTCGGCGGGGGCGCCCGATACTGCGCCGCATGCGAAGCCGCGTGCCGGGATTGCCCGGCGGTCCTGAACGCGCCTCATACTGTTGAAGGGGCGCAGGTCTGGGATTTGGCGCTTCGGATGGGCGGTCAGCTCCGCGCCGTCCCAGGCGCGGCGCTCGGCTGGGATTTGGGCGCCGGCATGGCGCTCGCGCGAGCGCTGGGCGTCAACACCTTGGTTGCCGCGGAAATCCTCCCGGAAATCGAAGCCATCGCGGTGCGCGCGATCAACAACCAACTAAAGATGGAAGAAAAGGATGGCTGAACGCCGCGTCTCCGTTCGCCTATCGGCGGTTGATGGCGACAAGTTCAAGGCCGATCTGGCGGCGATCGGCTCCGATGGGCAGCGCTCGCTTCAGCTGATCGCGGGGGGCGCGGCGCCGGCCAGCGCCGGCCTGGCGAAGGTTGAAGGCGCGACCTCCGCGGCGCTCCGCCAATTGGAGGCGTTGGCCGATCGCGCTGGCAGGGCCGCGGCGGGCCTGCGTGCGGCTGGGGCTTCAACCGGAACCCTCGTGGAGCGCATCGACCAGATTACGGGCGTCTCGGGTCGCATCCAGCGGAGCGCGACCGACATCACTGATTACGGCTCCGCGCTCGATGATCTGCGCGCCAAGCATAACCCGCTTTTCGCGGTGATACGCGACTACCGGACGCAACTGTCGGAGATCCGGCAAGCGCATCGCGTGGGCGCAATCAGCGCGGATGAAATGGCTGCGGCCATCAGCCACGAACGCCGCGCCGCACTGGAAAGCATCGCCGCAATTAAGGGGCGAACGGCCGCTATTCAGCAGATGGATACCGTCACGCGGGCGGCATCCTACCAAACGCGCAATCTGCAATTCCAATTGATCGATATCGCGCAGGGTATCCCGCTGGCGTTTCAATCGCCACTTTACGCCCTACAGAACTTCGCCTTTCAGGGCGCGCAGATCGCGCAAATCTATGGCCCGGAAGAAGGCGGCGTTGGTCGGGCGATCCGCGAAGCCGGCAGCATGGTCGGGCGCTTCGTCGCGCGCCTGGCACCGGTAGCGGTTGTGGCGGCCGCGGTTGCCGCCGCGATCGGCGGGATGACATACGAAATCAACCAGACCACGGATGCCACGGTTACATTCGGCGATACCGCGCTGGCGGTTTGGCAGGTCATCCGGGATGGTCTCTACAGCATTCTGAAGCCGGCGATCGATGCCGTCGCGCCTTGGTTTCAGATCGCATGGGACCTGATCATCGCGGGCGTGAAATGGGTCGGGAACCTGATCATCAATTCCTTCCGCGCGGCATTCGAGGACATCAAATCCGTCTGGAATAGCCTTCCGGACATCCTGGAAGGCGCTGTCATTGGTGCCGTGAACGCTGTGATACGCGGCGTCAATGATATGGTGCAAAAGGCTGCGGCGGGGATCGACTGGCTTATAGAGAAGATAAACCAAATCCCTGGAATCGATATCGCCCCAATCGGGGCACTGAAGCCGCTCGAGGAACTCGCGAATCCGGCTGCTGATCGCGCATTGGCGGCCTTGGAGGAGCGCAACAGGCGTATCGCCGAGATCATGTCAAGCGATCCGCTCGAGGAGTTCTTCTCGGAGGTCCGGCAGCGCGCCATCGCCAATTCGATCAAGCGGACGAAGGAAGAGACCGACAAGGCCGCAGATTCGATGCGTCAACTGCGGTCGGAGGGTGAACAAGTCTATCATTCCGTTCGCACAGCCGCGGAAGAATACGCCGATACGGTGGCCAACCTGAACCGGCTGCTCGATGCCGGCGCGATCAGCTTCGAAATCTATTCGCGCGCCATCAAGCAGGCGCAGGATCGGTTCGAGGAAATGGCAAAGACGGAACGTCGCCGCCAGCTACGCGAATCCGGCGATCTGTTCGGTGGAGCGATCGCCTTCCTGGATGAATATGCCGAAAAGGCCGGGACGACATCTAAGCTGATCGAAGAAAGCTTCAGCAAAGCATTCTCCGGCGCCGAAGATGCCGTCGCGCAGTTTGTCCAGCAGGGGAAAGTCGATTTCCATTCGCTAATATCCTCGATGCTTGCCGATCTGGCGCGGCTTTCCATCCGGCAAGCCGTTCTTGGGCCGCTTGCGGGTTGGCTCGGCGGTTTATTGGGCAGTGGCAGTGTCGATCCTTGGGCGGGGTTACGCACTGTAACGCTCCATGGCGGCGGCATTGCCGGCCGCGATGGCGCCGCCCGTACGGTTCCGGCGCTCGCCTTCGCCGCCGCGCCGCGCCTGCATGATGGATCGGGGATGCTTGGCCTGCGGCCGGATGAAATGCCGGCGATCCTGCAACGCGGCGAACGGGTGCTGAACCGGCGGGAAGCGCGGGAATGGGAGCGGGGCCGCGGCGTTACGATCAATATCAGCACGCCCGATGTCGAAGGCTTCCGGCGAGCGCGAACGCAAATCGCGGCCGATCTCGCGCGGGCGGTCGCCTACGGATCGCGGGGGCTGTAGGCCATGGCGTTTCATGAAATCCGATTCCCAGATGATATCTCGCGCGGCGCGCGGGGCGGCCCCGAACGGCGAACGCGCATCGTTGAACTGGCATCGGGCGATGAGGAACGGAATTCGCCATGGGCCGATAGCCGGCGCCGCTACGACGCGGCCTATGGCATCCGCCGCGCGGATCAGCTCGCGGCGGTGATCGCCTTCTTCGAAGCGCGGCATGGGCCATTGCATGGCTTCCGCTGGAAGGATTGGGCCGATTACAAATCCTGCCTGCCTTCGCAAACGCCCGCGGCAACGGATCAGATCATCGGCGAAGGCGACGGCGAGAAGACCCAGTTCGAGCTGGTGAAGGCGTACGTATCCGGCGCGCAAAGCTATTCGCGGCGCATCCGGAAACCGGTGGCAGGAACCGTCCTGATCGCGCTTGACGGCGTTCCGCAAGCCTCGGGCTGGTCGGCCGATATAACAACCGGGATCATTACCTTCGCCGCCGCGCCGGGCGCGGGCGTGATCGTTACGGCCGGCTTCGAATTTGATGTGCCCGTGCGCTTCGATTCCGATCGGCTGGATGTGACCCTGGATATCGAACGGCTCGGCTCGATTCCCTCGATTCCGCTGATCGAAATCCGCCGATAGCGATGGCGCCGCTGTTCTTTCGCATCAAGCAAAATCCCCATGCGGGGATGATCGAGGCCTGGATCGCGGAACATGGCGTTCGCCGGTTCGCCATCGGCGATGCCGGCGCCGAAGAAGCGCTGGCCGAAAGGTTGCGGGCCGAGGGCTATCGGGTCTGGACTTACAAGGGTCAGTTCCGCGTTTCGAACGGCCGTGGGCGCCCGAAGCAGCTTTCGCGGGCCGCAGTCATCAAACTGGTCGATAAAATCCGTGCGGAAGCAGGCCTCGAACCGCTGAAGCGATGCCAGGCGCAAAGGGAGGAATGCAGGCGATGAAGGTTCTGCCGGGCGGCATGCAAGCGCATCTGGATAGCGGCGCTACAACGCTGGCCTGGGCCTGGCGCATCGAACGGGCCGACGGGCAAATCTTCGGCTTTACCGATCATGATCGGCCGTTTTCGTTCGGCGGCCTAACCTACGAACCGGAATCCGGGTTTTCGGCTTCGGAAATCCGCGCCGGCTCCGAACTTGCGGTGGATGCGCAAGAAGCCGCGGGCGTGATTTCTTCCGATCGCATTACCGAAACCGATATCCTGGATGGCCGCTGGGATAACGCCAAGATCGAAGTCTGGCGGATCAACTGGAACGATCTCGATCAGCGCGTCCTCATGCGGCGGGGCAATATCGGGCAAATCCGCCGGGGGAAGGCGGCGTTCGTGGCCGAGGTGCGATCGCTGGCGCATATCCTGAACCAGACGGTGGGCCGAACCTTCCAATACTATTGCGATGCCGAATTGGGCGATGGCCGCTGCGGCATCAATCTGAACGATCCGGCCTATCGCGGCGAAGGGGCAATAACGGCGGTCCTGGCCGATCGGGTCTTCGAAGCTTCCGGCCTTGGCGGCTTCGCCGCGGGCTGGTTCGAGCTCGGGTTCGTTGAATGGCAAACCGGCGCGAACGCCGGCCGCCGCGCCGAAGTATCCGCGCATTCCGTTTCGGGCGGCATCGCCCGAATCGAACTGTTCGAAGCGCCGGTGCGTCCGCTTGCGATCGGCGCGCAACTCGTCATTCGCGCTGGCTGCGATAAGCAGTTCTCCACGTGCAAGGCGAAGTTCGCCAACGCGATCAACTTCCGCGGTTTCCCGCATATTCCCGGCGACGATACCGTGGTCCGATACGCGAACCGGGGGGATAGGAACAGCGGCCAGCCGCTTTAGCGGCGGCGGCAAGGGGGCGGTCGGCGGCGGGGGATATCCCGCGTAAGCCCGATAACGGTGCTCAGGGCCGTAAGGGCCGGCTGATCCGGCCGCCGCCCCCCGTTTCCGCCGGTTTCCGCCTGATGGCGCCGACGCGCGCGGGCTAACTTGAAATCCGAAGCTTGGCGCCCCGGTCCGCGAGGCCATCAGCCGGCGCGGCGGCCGCCGGGGCATACCAAGCGGCGATGCCGCGGGCGCAAAAAGCAGCGTTGCCTCCCAGCGCCGTCGATCGGGGTGGCGGGAAACCGCCGTTGGGGCTCACCGCAAATCGCCGCAAGCCGCCAATTTCGCGAAAGGTCGAAAGCATGAAAGAACGAACTTTCTGGCGAATCGCAAGCTTCGCCACGGGTCTGCTGATCGCGGGCATACTGCTGCTTGCGCTAGGCGCCGATTTCGCGGACGCGCATGAAGCGCCTTCGGGATGGGCCTATCCCTACGCCTGCTGTTCCAACAAGGATTGCCGCGAGGTTTCAAGCGGCCCTGACGGCCTCGTGAGGGAACGGCCGGAAGGCTATTTGATCGCTACTACCGGCGAAGTGTTGGCCTATTCCGATCGCCGCGTGAAGCAATCGCCGGATGGCGTCTATCATTGGTGCTCGATCGCCGGCGCCGACGATGGCCGTACCATCTGCCTGTTCGTTCCGCCGAAGGCGTTTTGAAATGGGCATCGAAGCGGCGATCAGGGCGCATCTGCGCGCGGATCAGAAGGCCTCGTTGCTTCTGCGGCGCCGAAAGCCGGCCATTCTGGATCTGGCCGCGCAGATCATCGTCTGCGTCATTGCGAAGGATCGCGCGGCCGCGCGCAGCATGGCGCTGGCGATCCGCGAAGCATTGCATGGCGCGCGCATCGATGGGCTGATCCTGCGCCATATCGCTACCGATTACTTCCTGCCGGGCGATCGCCGGGTTCGGGCGCGCGCCTATGTTCGATTCCGGCGAATGGCCGCGCCGGCGCAAGGGGAAGGCGATGCGGCCGGCTGATCCCGTTCGCGTGGCCGCCGCCGCGCGAGGATGGCTCGGCACCCCGTATCATGATCAGGCTTCGAACAAGGGCATCGGTTGCGATTGCCTTGGCCTGGCGCGCGGCATCTGGCGCGAAATCGTAGGCCGCGAACCGATGGCGCCGCCGCCCTATTCGCGCGATTGGGGGGAAGTAGGCGGCCGCGAAACCTTCGCGGAATCCGTTCGCCCATTCATGATCGAAATCGATCCGGCGACCGCCTCAACCGGTGCCCTGGTTCTGTTCCGCATGCGCGATCGCGCGCCCGCGAAGCATTGCGGAGTCCTGATCGCCGGCGGCGCATCCATGATCCATGCCTATGAACGCTGCGGCGTGATCGCCGTCCCCTACGATCGCGCATGGAGGCGCCGCGCGGCCTTCGCGTTCCTTTTCCCCGCCCCGGGGGCATAAGCGGATGGCTTCGGTAATTCTGAACGTTGTCGGCGGCGCGGTTCTGGGGCCGATCGGCGCCGCCATCGGATCGATCGTCGGCGCGGCCATCGATAGCCGCATCGTAGCCGCGATGACGCCTACACAGCGCATCGAGGGGCAGCGCCTGGAAGATGTGCGCGTTACGACATCGACCGAGGGGGCGGTGATTCCGCGCGTCTACGGGCGAATGCGCGGCGGCGGAAACATCATTTGGGCTACCGATTTCCGGGAGGAAACGCGGACAACCCGCACCGGCGGCGGCAAGGGCGGGGGTGGGGGCGGAACCACGGTTACGGAATATCTCTATTTCTGTTCCTTCGCGGTAGCGATCTGCGAAGGCCCGATCGCTTCGATCGGGCGCATTTGGGCGGACGGCAAGCCCTTTGATTTGAAAGGGGCGACGTACCGCGTCTATCGCGGCACCGAAACGCAAATGCCCGATCCGCTGATCGAAACCATGATGGGCGCCGGCAACGCGCCGGCTTATCGCGGGACGGCCTACATCGTCTTCGATAACCTGCCGCTGGAAAAGTTTGGGAACCGGATTCCCCAGCTTTCGTTCGAAATCTTCCGCCCGCTGGACGATCCCGATTCCGCGGAACAACTTGTGCGCGGCGTCACGATGATCCCCGCCGCGGGCGAATTCGTCTACGCAACCGAACCGATCCTGCGCAATGTCGATGGCGGAACCGTCCCCGAAAACGTCAACTCAACGGACGCGCGGCCGGATATTCTAGTCTCGCTGGATCAGCTCGAAGCCGCGGCGCCGAATGTCGAATCCGTCGCGCTGGTGGTTTCCTGGTTCGGCAACGATCTCCGCTGCGGGGAATGCCTGATCCGCCCGGGCGTGGAGTTCGCGGACAAGATCACGTCGCCGAAGTCGTGGTCGGTGAACGGCGTCGCCCGCGCCGGCGGGTATCTGATTAGCCGGCTGCCGAACAGCAGCAATCCGGCATATGGCGGAACGCCCGCCGATTTCGCGGTTGTGCAGGCGATCCAGCGCCTGAAGGCCCTGGGCTACCGTGTAACCTTCTATCCCTTCATCCTGATGGATATCCCGGAAGGAAACAGCCTTCCGAACCCGTATTCGAACAACGCTTCCCAAAACGGGCAGCCTAAGTATCCCTGGCGCGGCCGCATTACATGCTCGCCAGCGCCAGGCTTCACCGGAAGCCCGGACAAAAGCAGCGCGGCCGCAACGCAAATCAGCGCCTTCTTCGGTAGCGCACTGCCTTCGGATTTCGTCGTCTCCGGAACGAACGTTTCCTGGAATGGCCCGGCCGGCGAATGGGGTTACCGCCGCATGGTGCTGCATTACGCGCATCTTTGCGCCGCGGCGGGCGGGGTCGATGCCTTCCTGATCGGTTCCGAACTGCGGGGGCTTACGCAAGTTCGATCTTCCGCTTCCGCCTATCCCGCCGTGGCCGAACTGCAATCGCTGGCATCGGCGGTGCGCTCGATCGTAGGGGGCGGCACGATGGTCAGTTACGCGGCGGATTGGTCGGAGTATTTCGG